GGGGATGGGGACTTGTACCCCCTGCATCCCTACTTTCAAATGGGGGCCCGTGGCCCACGAGCCCGCCAACGTGCCTCGCTTGACCCTATTGTTGGGCGCAACCCTCCAACGTACTTCGCCTGTCTCCGGACAGTAGCTGAAATACCTACGGACCCAGATATAATCGGCTTTGCTCATGCTGTCGTTCCTTCAAAACGATGGAGTGAGAAGTGGGGCTCGGGTGTTGGAAGCATCCGAGCCCTGCGCATTTTAAGGGGTTCGAGGGTCACGGATCAAGGGACACGGAAAAAGGGCCAAAATAGTAGGCCGCTGGCTACTATCGTAGTCTTGTTTGAAAAATTTTTGAAAAATGACGTAATGCCGTAATGGATGTAATGATTCAATGAAATCAAGAGGTTAGAGCAATACGTCTCATTACGGTATACAAAAAGGTGAAATTCTTCTGGGGATCGCGCGCGCGCACGTATTTGATTTTTGTTTTTGTTTTTTTGGCTACAGGGCCTACTAAAACACGTTTTTTTTGGTAGGATAGAGGCCTGCCCTGGCGATCATGCTGAGGCTGCCATAAAGGAGAAGTTGAGATGTTCACCATTGAGAAGGGTATCCCTGTCCCTGCTGCTCGGAATACGTCCGGTTCTATTTATCCTTTTAGGTTAATGGAGGTAGGTGACAGCTTTTTGTTGGCCGATGAGAGCATGGTTAAACGTGCTCGAGCATCTGCTAACGTCACAGGCAAGCGCATGGGGGCTAAGTTCGCCTGTCGCAAAGTTTCGGACGGTTGGCGCTTTTGGCGCGTTAGCTGATTGTTGCTTTGGGAGGCCGGTGATGTCAGCAAAGGATGATCAGTTCATGTCAGGCAAGAAGTTAGGTCGCCGGGATGAGCGTGTTGAAGAGCGCATTAACCGGCCTGTCAAAGTTGTCAAACCTAAAGTGCTGTCGCCGCAGGAATGGAAATTTGTTCAAGAGTTTGTTGCGGGCGAGGGGCATGTCACTCTGAAGGAAGCGGCTTTACGCGCCGGCTACAACGAGAGTTGGGTCAGGACTAAGTCGAGAGAGCTCACGGACCCAGACAAGAGCCCGCATGTCGTGGCCGCGATCCAGGAGCGGCGGCGAGAGTTGGGCGAGAAGTACGCGACGACCTACGAGCGGCACATGCGGGATTTACAGATCATCCGGGATCAAGCTTTGGCTGCCGGGGCTTATGGCGCGGCAGTGCAGGCCGAATACAGGCGCGGACAGGCCCTGGGGACGATCTACATCGACCGGAAGGAAATCAGGCACGGCACCATCGACAGCATGTCCAAGGAAGAGGTCATGCGCAAGCTGGAGGAAATCAAAAAGCTTTATGGCGGGGGCGGCAATGGCGGCCCGATCATCGATATCACGCCGGATCAAGTACGGGAAAGCGCCGATGTCCGAGAGCTGCCGGATGCTGATCCGGTTGAAGATGCCACCGAAGGCCTCCAGGAGGCTTCAAGAGCGCCTGAAAGCGAAGGAGAAGGGGACGATGCCAGCGAAACCGGAGAGCGCCCTGTATCGGCGGCTGAGAGACAACCTCTCAGCGTCAGACTGCCGTATAACCCGAATCGAAAGTAGGGTCGGGCTCGGAATCCCTGACTGCTTGATCGCGTTCAAGCGTTCGGGCGAGTTTGTTATGGTTGAATTGAAGGTGGTACAGCGCGGGCTGAAGGTTGCGCTTAGCCCGCATCAGATCGCCTTTCATCTGACGCATGCGGACATGCGGTGCCCGACCTTTGTCCTGGTGCTGTACTCGCCGGTCGGTAAGCGTAAAGAGTCCGAGCTATTGCTTTACCGTGGGGATCAGATCATGGACGTGCATAAACTTGGCGTTAAAGCCGAGCCGCTGGCCCGTTGGCCGTGGTTGGGGGTCCAGTGGCAGATGCTTAAACATTGCCTGTTGACAGGCGAGTCGATTGACGGTTAGAGTTGCGATTCGTCCTCGGGCAATGTTGCCCGGGGGATTAGAAAGTGAGAAAGAAGATGAAAAAGCTCGAAGCATTTCAGAAAGGCGACGGCGCACATTGGGGTCTGACTGACTGGTATCCCGAAAACGAGACTGCGCTCGCCGCTGCCCTTGCCGAAGGTGCCCCGTTCGATACCGGGTGGTACTCAAGTAAGAAAGAGATCGCCAGCGCTCGGATCTACTCGTTTGAGGGCAAGGTCATCCGGGTCGAGGTCACCGTGTCGGACGACTTCGACACCCCGGGCAGGGCGAGCATTACCGCAAGCGACGCAACGCTCGCCGCAGTTGCAGACGCTGTCGCTCAGGCGTGGGAGGATGCCGAGGCAGACCGCGATGCCAACCAGACTTTCGAGGGGTTCAGCATTTTGCGGCACCCCGAGGGTGCGTGGGTCGAGACTTATCTAGTCAACATCGGTTGGAGCGAAGATCTGTCGCCACCGGGGGATAACTATCACTGGTGGGGCTGGCAGTACGACGGCGCAGACGACACGGTTGGCATACCGCACCCGGACATCCCCGTAGAGACAAGGACGGCATTTGAGAAGTTTGCCAACGACTGGTCGTTCGGTCGCAGCAAGGAACATTCGCTACGGATCGGCGACTGGGAAATCGTGGCGTGGCGCAAGGAACTGCCTGAGCGCGAAGACCCTAACGATTACGTTGGCATGGGCTGGGTCGGCAGCGATGGTCGTCCTTAATGCCGCGGCCTGTGCGTTGGCCGCCGCACATTCGAGATGCGATTCAGAACCAGAGGAAAAGAAAGGAGATTGACGAGGAGGCTCGCCGTGCTGCCCAGCATCGGACATGGAGGGAGATAGGAAAGCTTGCTTTGTTTCTTCTATGGCACGGCATCATCCAGGCGATGACAGGCAACCGCAGAAGGTAGCCCTTGACACTGGTTTTGATTTCGTGCTGCAATTGAGTCTGGCCCTCGCGGAGGGCCGTTTAGAAAGAGAGAAAGGTACATCATGGACTTGAATGTTGTTTTTTCCAATGCGCTGCGTGACCGCATCGCGCTTTTCACTGATCCGTTGCAGTTGCGCATTGTGCAGCTAGAACAGGCTCTCGAGCAGCAGGGCCGATTGTTGGACGGGGCCCTGGGCGAAATCCGGATGTTGCGCGACGGGGCCGGAGGGCAGGCGATCGAAAAGGCTTCGGTTCAAGAGCTCGCGGGTTTCTTGACGGACGCCCAGCTTCGCACCATCGCGCGCAATATCTCACTGCCTGATCTGCTCGAATGTGTGGACTGGTCCGAAGTCCTGGACTACAGCGAGATTGCCAGCGAGATCGACACGTCCGAGCTCGCCGAGGAATTCGACCTGGAGCGCATCGCGGAGCATATCGACCTCGAGAGCGCAATATCCGAGTTTTTCAGCGAAAATTCCGTCAAGCTTTCAATCTGAGGAGGCCTTGCCATGCAGTGGGAACTTAGAACCGAAGACGGCCAGCCGGCCGCACTGCCGCGTGACGCGGTGAGCTTTCGCGGGGAACGTGACGTTATCGAATACGCGCGGCCGCCTCATCATCCAGGCTCGACCGGCCGCGTATACACGCGGGGAGGCGGAGAATACTTCCCGAGCGTGTACGGCCTGCAATGGGTGAGGGTGCCGGACTGACTCGACCGCCCTGGTCCCGCTCGAGCCCGGCCGCGTGCCGGGCTTTGCTTTTTCAAAATAACCGAGTATGCTTCCGATTGTGCGGCCGCATCCCGTGGCCGCCGAGAGAAAGTTAGAAAGGAAAATTATGGACTCGCACCAGATAGCAGTCGCGATTTTTAACGATCGCTCGACCGAACCGGCCCGCATTGCGGCCGTTCGCGAATTTATCGCGGGCGGCACTCGTGACAATGCCGCGCATTGTTTGTTGGCGGCCGTATCGGCCGAAGTCAAAAAATCCATATACGAGGGGGTGGGGCTTGTCAGCCTCTGGGAAATTGCGCACGCGGTGCTTGATATGCAAGTTGAGCACGCGATCGATACCCTCGAGCTCGCCCGCCAAAAAACCCCGAATGCCGAACCGATCGCCCGGGACTGGACCGGGGCCCCGCTCGCGTACCGCATACCCGGCCTGGGCCGGTTTTCGTCGTCGGATAGGTGAGAAAGTTAGAAAGGATCGCACAATGAAAAGCTTCGTTTTTTATGACGGCCCGTCAATGTTGGACGGTTCGCCCATTGTCGGGATCGCCGTTTTGCGCTCGAGTAATCGCAAAACCGGCGACATGGTGCAAACCTACATTCTTCGCGCGGACGTGCACCCGGTCGACGCGATCCGTACGGGCGAGGATTCGAGTATATGCGGCGATTGTATGCACCGCGCTCGCACCGTCGAAACCATTGACAAGCGCGGCCGCAAGCGTTCGAAGCGTGTTCGGACGTGTTACGTCAGTGTCGGCCAATCCGTCGCGTCCGTGTTCGGCGCATGGATTCGCGGCGCGTATCCCTTGATCGATCCGGCCGAGGGTGCGCAAGCGCTCGCCGGTCGCGCGGTCCGACTTGGCACATATGGCGATCCGGCCGCGATCCCTGCGCATATCTGGCGCGCGTTATTGTTGCAAGCTTCGGGGCATACGGGATACACGCATCAATGGCGCAAACCCGTCGCGGCCGATCTTAGCGGTCTCGTCATGGCAAGCGCGGACTCGGCACTCGATCGCGACGTCGCGCGCTCGATTGGTTGGCGCGTTTTCCGTGTTCGGACCGATAGCGAAGCGCTCGCCGCTCGCGAGATTGCATGCCCGGCGAGCCCTGAGGGCGGGAACCGTCGGACGTGTCTCGAGTGTCAAGCTTGCGACGGTGCGGGCGAGAATGCGGGCCGCGCGTCGATTGCGATCATCGTGCATGGTCCGGCCGCCCGCGCTTTCGAGCGTGTTCGGATCGCCGCTTGACGACTAACTTTTTTTCGAATTACTATTCGGGTGCGGGCCAATCCGGCCCGCGTAACCCTAGATTGGAGAATGCAAAATGGCAACACTCATGCAAGCGAATCGCCAGTGGGCAACCCGTCCGGCCGAAGAGCGTTTCACGTCCCTGCCCGCTATGCTTGCCGCTATGGAAACCCGCAAGGCGATCAGTCGCGCCGCTGTACTTTCGTCGCGCTCGCTTCGCGCCGTCGCGACTCAGGATAACGCCGGCGTCGCGATTGTTGGCCCGAAAGGCCATCCAATTGCCCCTACACATTGGGCGTTCGGTCAGCTGGCCAATCTCGCCGGCGCGCCGGCCGGTTATCTTCGCGATTTACCCGCGCCGCTCGCGGCCGATTGCATTGATTACGGATTGCAAACCCGCGATGTTGAGGATATCGGCGTGTTGTTGTCGCGCGATTCGACCGGCGAGCCCCTGTTGCGAGCGGCGACGGGCCCGAAGTACGGCCGAATCTGGGACTCTGATGTAGTGCGGGCCCTGATCGATCGATTCGGCGACGGGGTGAGCGGCGATTGGCGCGTCCCTGGTGTTCGGGGCAAGGCCCTGGACAGTGTCACGGCCGATAACACGACACTCTATGCGGGCGATCGCGATATGTTTGTTTTCCTGGCCGACGAGATAAACCGGCTCGAGCTTCCTAACCGGCGCGACGGGAAAACCGGCACCCTAGCCCGCGGGTTTTTCGCGTCGAATTCTGAGACCGGCGCGGGAACTTTCCGATTGAAAGCTTTTCTCTTCGATTTTGCTTGCGAAAACCGGATTGTTTGGGGGGCCCATGAGCTCGACGAAATTGTCATTCGCCATACCGCGAGCGCTCCGGACCGTTTTCTCGAGCAGGCCGCGCCGGCATTGATCGCTTATGCGAACTCGAGCGCGGAAAACGTCGAGACAGTGCTGCGGACCGCCCAGGCGACAAAGCTTGATCGCTCGCAAGACTGGCTCGCGAAGCGATTCGGCCCGCGTGTCGCTCAGCGAATCGAACACGCTCACGTCCTGGACGAGGGACGACCGATTGAGACTCTGTGGGATGCTGTAACAGGCGCGACGGCCTACGCTCGCTCGATCCCTTGGACGGCCGACCGTGTCGAATTCGAGACCCAGGCCGGCCAACTGCTCGAGCTCGTGGCGTGAACGAGCTCGGCAATATCGTGCTCGGGGCCGTGGCCGGTGCGGCCCTGGCCCTGGTCGCATTGCACGGATTAGGAGCGCTTTTCCCGTAGTCTCGGGAGCGCTTTTCCTCTCTCAGGCCCGCCCTCTCGGCGGGCTTTTTTTCGCCCTGGTATCGCAAAAGGTCGACGCGGCCGAGCTCCCCCAGGCCGGCCGCCTTTTGCCCTGGCGGGCTATTCCAGGCCCTCGGGCCGGCCCGCCCAGGCCCTGGCCCGTGGCGCGTGTATCGCGGCCCCTGGCGCGTGTTTGTATGTACATGCAAACACGCGGCCGGCTCGAGCAGCTGCTGGCCGTCGTCCTGGTAACCGCTAACCGCGAGCTCGAGCAGCTGCTGGCCGTCGTCCTGGTAACCGCTAACCGCGAGCTCGAGCAGCTGCTGGCCGCGCTCCCTGGTGCGCGGTTCGGGGCCCCAGGCTCCCGGCCCGCGAACCCAGTCCCGGGGACCGGGGTCCAAAAAACAGGCCGCGTCGCGAGCTGCGCAGGCTTTAGCCCGATTTCGCACGCTAAATGTTGCTCAAAACAAAATTGGGTCCCCTTTTCCGCCCAGCTTTGACCCTCGGTCCGTGGTCCCTGAAACAAGCCCCCTTGATCGTGAAAAGGAAACCCTTGTTAAATTTTTGTTTTTGTGAAACAATTTGTTCCATGAAAACAGAATGCTCTAAGTGCCAAAAGCCCAATGATCGTTTGCCTCAGCGGTATTGCCGCGCGTGCCATGCTGCGTACATGCGGACGCATCGTCCACGGCACGTGGACCTTCCAGAGGAATCCCGTAGACGAGCAAATGCTCGTTCTTATGTCAATGTGTATCAGCGCCGTGGCAAAATCTTTCCAGAGCCGTGTTCCGTGTGCCAAGATCCAGTAGCCCAAAAGCATCACGAGGATTACAACAAGCCGTTGGAAGTTCGTTGGCTCTGTCGTAAGTGTCATCTGAAGCACCATCAGCTAACTCTCCACGTGGAACCAAACTTAAAGTAAAGTCTGAAGAGAGCCACGTTATGTCAAATCTGATCCCTGAAGAGTTAGAAGCGGAGCGTCTTCGTTTGGAGCTGCGGCTCTCGCAGCTTGAAGCGCAAGACCGTGCCCGTGCGAATTTCTTGGACTTCGTGAAATACGTCTGGCCGGCCGCGATCCTCGGTCCGCATCACGAGAAGATGGCGTCGGCTTTCGACAGGATTGCTGATGGCACGTTGAAGCGGTTGATCATCAACATGCCTCCCCGGCACACAAAGAGTGAGTTTGCGTCCTACCTTTTGCCTGCGTTTCTCATGGGCCGTGAGCCGCGAACCAAGGCCATTGAAGCGACGCACAACAGCGAGTTGGCGGTTCGTTTTGGTCGGAAGGTGCGGGACTTGATGGATTCGGAGTCGTATAAGGAGTTGTTTCCGGATGTGACTTTGAAGGCGGACAGCAAGGCGGCTGGGAGGTGGGATACGAACAGGGGAGGGGAGTATTTTGCGGTGGGTGTGGGGGGTGCGATGACGGGGCGGGGTGCGGACGTTTTGATTATTGACGATCCGCATTCGGAGCAGGATGCGATGAGTGATCTTGCTTTGGAGAATGCGTGGGAGTGGTATAGCTCTGGCCCCCGCACCCGGTTGCAGCCGGGTGGGGCGATTGTGATTGTGATGACGCGTTGGGGGACGAAGGATTTGACGGCGCGGTTATTGAAGGCGCAGTCGAGTCACAACGCGGATAAGTGGGAGGTGATTGAGTTTCCGGCGATATTGCCGAGTGGTCGGCCGTTGTGGCCTGGGTTTTGGAAGTTAGAGGAGTTGAATGCTGTCAAGGCGTCGTTGTCGGTGCAGAAGTGGAATGCGATGTATCAGCAGCAGCCGACCAATGATGAGGGTGCGATTCTGAAGCGGGAGTGGTGGAGGGTGTGGCCGCATGAGGATCCGCCGTTGGTGAATTACATTATTCAGTCGATGGACACGGCGTACTCGAAGAAGGAGACGGCTGACTACAGTGTGATCACGACGTGGGGGGTGTTTTATCCTGGGGAGGATGAGGGGGCGCACATTATTTTGTTGGACGTGAAGCGTGGGCGGTGGGACTTTCCTGAGTTGAAGCGGGTCGCGAAAGAGCAGTACGAGCATTGGCAGCCGGACAATGTTTTGATTGAGGCGAAGGCGACGGGGATTACTTTGCAGCAGGAGTTGCGGCGGATGAGTGTTCCGGTGACCTTGTACAGTCCGGGCGGGAGGAGGGCTGGGACGGACAAGATCAGTCGGGCGAATTCGGTTGCGCCGATGTTTGAGGCGGGGATGGTGTGGGCCCCGGACCGTGATTGGGCGGAGGCGTTGGTGGAAGAATGTGCGGCGTTTCCGAACGGGGACAACGATGACATGGTGGATTCGACGACGATGGCGATGATGCGGTTTCGGCAGGGGAATTTTATTAGTTTGCAGACGGACGATGTGCCTGAGTCCTCTGCCCGGGAGCTTGTTCCGGAGTACTACTGAGGGATAGAATGGCGTTCAGGTCTTGACAGGGGGCATCGGCCATGCTTGGTCCAGAGTACGACAGTGAGTCGAAGGGCTTGTTGGATGAGTTGTTGGCGGTGCCGTCCTTGGAGTCGGAGGGTGGGGGTTCGTTGCAGCGGATTTCTGCAAAGCGGGTCGCGGGCCGTGGTCCGGAGGCCAAGACCAGTAAGGGTTTTGGCAAGGACATGGGGATGGAGTTGGGTTCGTTGTCCGGGGGCAAGGTTGAGGGTCCGAAGGCGGGTGTGGGGTCGGACATGTTGGAGTTGGCGCGTCAGTACAAGTTGAAGGCCAAGAGGGCGGAGGATGCGGCGCGTGGGTTGATGAGGGCGACGTTTGGTAAGCCGACTTTGGAGCAGCCGACGTTGCTGCGTGGGCCGTTGGTCAGGAGGCGGTTTCAGAAGGGCGGGGAGGTTTTGTCTTCGCCTGAGGAGCAGCCGGTGACGGAGGAGTCGAGCGCGTCCAAGATGTTGAAGAGGTTGGTTGAGCCGGTTCGTGAGGGGGCGAAGGGGTATTTTGGGTTTGAGCCGACTGAGCCTTTGAATCCGACGGAGGCGTATCAGACGGGTCAGGCCATGGCGAACATGCCGGGGGTGGGTGCTCCGGCGGCTTTGGGAATTTTTATTGGCCGTGGCGCGCGGGGCTGGAACAAGGCGGCGAATGCGGTGGCCAAGAAGATGGAGAAGCAGGGTGCGACGCCGGATGAGATCTGGCAGCAGACGGGAAACTTTAAGGCACCGGACGGGAAGTGGCGGCAGGAGATCTCGGACCAAGCGGCGCAGCACCGGGGTCAGGTATCGAGGGGCCCTGCTGGTATGGTTTTTAAGCATCCGGAGCTTTATGAGAACTACCCGGAGCTGAGGGATATTTTGGTTCGCACGAATCCGTATGAGACCAAGAGTGCTTTGACCGCTGGCGGACAGCCCGGAGCGGTTATTGAGTTGGGTACGGCGGGTGGCAGGACAGAAAATGCCCGGGGCATGCTCCATGAGTTGCAGCATGACATCCAGTTTCGGGAGGGGTTTGGCTTGGGGGGTTCTGAGCTGACGGCGTTTACGGATCCTCGTGCGCACGAGATCTTGAAGGAGTTGCGAGCCAAGATGGCGCAGCCTGCTTCGTTGCAGGAGTTTGCAAGAGACGCGTGGAAGACGGACAAGATCACGCCCGAGGTCAAGCAGAGTTATCAGGACTATTTGGGCTTTAGGAAAACGAACGCCAAAAATCTTGACATTGAGGCGCAGAAGACGGCTGCACGTCTTTATTACGAGCGATTGCTGGGGGAGGCCGAATCCCGGGCGGTTGAGGCGCGGCAGTTTTTGACGCCGGAAGAGCGGAGGCTTGTGCTGCCGTCTCAAAGCTACAAAAGGGATGGGGGCCGGGAGATTATTCCCTTGGAAGAGTTGATCATCAAGCGCGCCGAGGGCGGCGATGTTTCGCGGAGCTATCTTGACGAGCTTGACGCCCAAGACGACCCCATCAGGTCGGGCCGGCCTTTGCAAAGCCGCACTCGCAGGAAGGCGACGCCGGAGCAGAACGAGGCCTTGAACCGTGCGGCGTTGCAGGGTGTGGCGAACATGCCGTACAACCTTGTGGGTGCGCCGGTGGATCTTTTGAACATGTTGTTGACGCCGGCGGGGTTGGGGTCGGAGAAGCCAGTCATGGGCAGTGACTGGATCAAGCAGAAGATGACGGATGTTGGCGTGCGGCCTGAGCCGCCTACGGATCCGACGCAGCGGGCGGTGTACTCGGCTGCGGACTTTGCCAGCAACTTTGTCAACCCGGCGGCATCTGTGCGTGCAGCGGCCAAGGGCGCGGAGAAGACGGGGGAAGCCGCGCGGATGTTGGCCGAGGACTTCCAGAAGTACAACCGTGCCTTGGGCCCAGCGGGTGCGTCGCAACTGACCACATGGCACGGCAGCCCCTACCCTTTCAAAAACTTTGACCCTGCAAAGATTGGAACTGGCGAAGGACGACAGGCATACAGCCAAGGTTATTACTCTGCGGAGGCACGGCCCGTTGCGGAAGGCTATCAGCGGGACATAAGCCGCAAAAAGATTGTTCAGGAGTTCCGTAAAGACTTCCTCTTT